TGATCAGACAGTTCATAAAACACATGAGGATCCGACTCTATCTGAAGATAGACTTCATTCTTCTTCAATATTGTCAAATGAGACATGACTATAGGTATCACCTATAGTTATTTATTACCTCTCTCTTTGAGTGAAATTGATACCTTGCATATGATCAAACTCATGTAAAAAGACTCTTGCAGCAAATCCTTCCAACTTTATCTTATGGTCAACCTTGTTCTCATCTTCATACTTTACAATAACTGTCTCTGACCTTTCTACCTCTATAAACTTATCTGGATAGGATAAACATCCCTCTTCCATTACAACTGTTTTCGAGGATTGTTTGACTATTCTAGGATTAAAGCATGTAAGTATTTCATTATATTCAAGATCCTTGACCATAATAAAAACTCTCTCATTGATGCCTATTTGGTTGGCAGAGAGTCCTACTCCATTATGATGAATCATATTCTCATAAAGAATTTTACTTATTTCAGCACGATCTAAATCGTAACTACATTTTTTTACCCTTTCATGTAGTATTGGATGTGTGTTAGGTGTTAGTTGTAATATCATTAGAATCCTGATTGAAATCTTTGCCACTCGATGGCATTTTTTATTTGGTACGTACGGCCAGATATATTTCTAATTATCTCTTCAAGAAATTTGAGTGTGACATCATAGTATCGTATCTTCATATCTACCTGACTGAGTTTTTCATCAGCATCCAAATATCTTTGGATTGCATCCTTTTCTCTTACCTTAAAACTAAAAGGTTCTTCAATGTAAACTTCTGCAGGTGCTTTACCAGTGTAGAAGTTATGTCTTTCTAATTTTACCCTACTATACTGCTCTCTTGCTTTTTCTCGTAAAAGTGTTATTGTATTATAGATTGTGTAATACTTTGAGTGTAGTTGAGGTATTTTAAGTGACTCATCATGTAGGTTATCAGGATCAATGACAGCATCACGCTCCCACATCTCCTGAATTTTATCAAGATTCATAGCAAATTGCCAGATGTATCAGTTATATTATATACAGTATAGCGGAAAGCTGCACTTGCTGTAAAGTAGTTTATGTCGGTTTCTGTAGCATCAAAACTCAGGGAAGTTAATGATACAGGAAATAAGTTTTGAAATTTTACTACTGCAACATCTCTTAGATTACTATTTAAAATATGTAAACCACCGTCACAATACTGCTCTTCAAGATCTCTTATACCATCAGAATCTGTTGTTTTATCAATAAACTGTTGAGGTGTTTCTGGGAAACCTAAACCAGTCAACCAATTGTGAACTGCCATATAATTTTCCATATTCTCATCAACTAAGAATCTAATTTCTAGATCACCATATGTTAACTTTTCACCGGGAACATCTATATTTTTTAAGTAAGATGGTTGTTGATATGTACCTAAAGTAATTTCTGGTATCAAAGCGGAGTTACAGAAAAATGTTATCTTAGGAAATTTTGCAAGTGAAAACTTAAAACCTACAGGTGATAGGAAATTACGATTACCAATTTGTCCGGCAAGTGGCCCACGAGTCGATGAGGTCATTTTTTAGTTTTCTTCTTCATTGAATTAATAAATTTGCGGTAGATTGCTGCTTCTGCAGATTTACCCATCACCCGTGCTCGCTGCTCCATTGCGATTGCTGCCTGAATCTTGTGAGCATGAGATCTATTTGATTTTCTAATCTTTGCAACACTGGATCTCGCTGTTGATTCATCTTTGAATCCGAGTCCATGTATCGTGCCTTTTGGATCTTCATCTGTATATAAGTCTGAGTGTTTTTTAGATTTTGCTGGTTGTCCTTTCTTTCTAGGTATTCTAGGGTTAGATGATTCAAGGAACTGTTGAAGAGTTTTCATTCTCCTCCACCTCCTCCATTACCACCTCCACCGTTGCCACCGCCATTGCCACCACCGTTGCCACCGCCATTGCCATTACCACCATGACCATTTCCATTTCCTCCATTACCATTACCATTGCCATTACCACTATCTGAACGATTATCACCGCCACGATAATATCTCCCACCAAAACTTGGATAATACTTAAATCGTTTTGAGGGAACACAACTTTTTATTTTTGCATCGTATCTGTAACCTTTTGGGCACTTCGCTGATTGTGCCTCATCCAGAAACTGGTCTAAATTTTTCATCTTAACAAGAAACTGATTCATTAAGGATCATATGATACCACTCTTCACTCATACCACCAATGATGGTATCAGCGTCCTGTTTATTTGAAGCATAATTTTCATTGACAAGGTAATTCACTACCTTCTCATAGGCCTTATGTGCTTCTTTTAATTGTCTTGGTGACTGCTTCATGGCACTAATATTTTTAATTATTTAGTTATTCAGAAACGACAGTGCATCCTGTCCAACCACCATTCTTTCCGTCTGTGTTTGTGGTTAGATATGTTGGGTTGTTTGTGTACTGTTTTCTCTCACTATATGTATCAGACCATCTTTTGTCACCCATGTAGTAAACATCTACAGAGGAGTTAAGTTGACTTGGTTTCTTGATGTGATAAGGCATCTTTCTCTAGTTTTTTAACTTTTCTTGCGTAGAAAATATCCGCTTGTGAATATATGTATGGATTTTTCTTTGCTCTCTTGATGATTAACTTGGCTGCTTTTTTATCTTTCATATAGGTATTTATCACATAAAAAAAGAGGGGCGATCCCCTCTTTCTAAAACAGCGTACAAAATTTTAGGTAAATACCTCTTTGCAAATACGTTTACATATGTGCTGATCGTCATCACATTCGATCAAACACTCGTAATATTCCTCGATTAAATCGTTGCTTGGTTCATATTGTGAACTCGCCAACTGATTAAATGAAATTAAATTGTGCATTACTTGACCTTTGATGACTATTTTTTTACCCATAATATAGAGGGGTTTTAGTGCATTGTTCTCTCCGCAATGACATAACTATTTACAAAAAAATTTATACCTACTGCTATTTTTCTTAACAAAAAGAAATGCCTAGTGTTGTTCTTGTAATTTTTCTACTACGCTTTTTGCTTGCATGGGTGCAATATCATTTAATCCGTTTGCATCAAACCAAGGTGCTTCTTCCCAGTCAAATCCTTCACCAAATGTATTATCAGGGGCCATAACATACCAATGACACTTGGCATCAGGTATATCTACAGCACAAACTGCCCAATCATCTGCCCATTGTGGTACTTGCACATACATCACAGGTAAATGATTTGCAAAAAATGAGAGTATAAGAGAAAATAAAATCATAATATTATATAGCATAAAAAAAGAGACCCGTCAAGGGTCTCTTGGAGAAATATGTAATAAGAATTACATAAGGTTTGCAACTGTAACTCTTCTGTAGTAACGGTTACTGTTAACTGAAAGACGACCAAGACCTTGTGCTGTGCCTTCTGCGAATGGGTTAGCAACCATACCATATCTGGTTTTGAAACCAATTTTTGGCTGGAATGTGTCTTGTCCAACAGCTCTTACCATTTGTAGAGGTACATATGGGCAGTAGAATAATCCTGCATCATATGGTGAAGTACCTTTGTAACCTACAACGAAATACTGTTCAGCAGCTGGTACGTTGTTAGCAAATGGGTCAATGTAGACTCTATACTTACCTGAAAGAACACCAGCAAATGTATTACCTGTGTCATCAACGTTAAGATTAGCATTAAGTGCTGGAGTGTAGTCAAGTACACCTGCCATTGTTAATGCAGAAGCAACGTCAGCAGAGCAAAGGATCATGTTACCCTTCCCGCGTCTTGTTTCTTGCGCAATCGCATTTGCTTCTCTTTCCATCTGGAAAATAAGTCCTTTGAACTTCTCAACTGACCATCTTCCGTTTGAGTCAACGTCTAAGTCGAATCTACCTGTAGTAGCAGTGTTTGCTTGTGCACCGGGTTTTGCAACCTTATAGATTGATCTGATAACTTCTCTGTTGATTTCAGCAAGTATCTCTGTTGAAAGGATATTTGCTAATTCTGCTTCAGCGTTCAATCCGTGGATTGCCTTAAGGTCTTGAGCAAGTTCTAAACTGTACTCTGCCTTTAGTGCTCTGGTTTTAGCAGTAACGGTAACTTTCTCGATTGAGAATGCCATCTCGTTGAATGCATTACCAGTTGTACCTAGTGCTTCAGAATCCTCTGTATCCATACCACGACCAACTGGGTATGTTGCAGCATTTGTATCTGGTGTACCAGATGTTGGGTTAAGTGCTGAAGGATTCGCTGCCTGAGTACCACCTGTTGTACCAAAACCAACTGTTGCGTTAGTTGTAGCACCTTCATTCTGTGTGTAACCAGCAGAGATGTCGTTTCCTCCATCTGGATGCTGTGCAGAGAATGCTGTGTCTGGCTCGTTGAATAATGCCTCAGTTCCACTCTGATTAGTGAATCTGGATCTCATTGCGAAAATAAGTCCTGTTGGGCCGCTCATTGGTTGTACACCAGCTAGGTCATATGCGACCAAGTTTGGCATTGAACGTCTGATTAGACTTATTAATACTGGGTCGAAACCTGCTACAGGGCCTGCAGGGGTTGCGCCAGCAGAGAAACCAGCAGTTGCACCAGATGAACCGGTTGTTACTGTAGGTTGCTCGGATAAAAATTCACGCTCTTCGCGTATTGATTGTTCTTGGTTCTCTAGTAGAACTGCAGTTACCATTCTACGATGATTGTCTTTGATTGGATCAAGACCTTCATAGTCTAGAAGTGGTGCCCACTTTTCTGCAAGAGCTGCCTGATTGATAGGGGCTTGCATTTAAAATTTACCTCGTTAGTTTGAATTTATGATAAAAAAATCACTTTTTAGACACACGGCTCATTGTCTGAAGATATGCTTCCATTGTACTGGATATATCCTGATATGTTGGAGTGCTTGTTTCCTCAGATAAATTCTCCGACTTGTCTCTTTGAGCTCCAGCGTTACTTGGGAAATATGATTCCTTCAAAGTAACTAGTTTCTCACGATAGTCTGCTTCACTTTCAAACTCAACATTCTCTACGAGGGTTGCAAGTTTTTCCTTCTGAGTTGATGCTAATCCTTCGGTTACTTCACCAAAGACTACATCTGCAGAGGACTCGGCT